TACAAATGCACACTACATTCAAAAACACCGAAAGCACCGAGTTCTATTTATTCGACCATTTAAACGGCGTATTAACTATGCTAGTAGACGACGGCTGCATGAAAGGTATATACACGCGCTGCGATAGCAAATGCGCCGGAATATACCGCAAGTACCACCGCGAACAAGTCGAGGGCGTACCGTTTGAACACCGCCTATATGATACTATTGACGCCGCAGAGTTTCATAGCCGCTATATTAAAGTAGTGGACGCGCTAAACCGTAGCTTCGATATTTGCTTTACTGAACCAACTGAAAACTAATTTTTAAACCCTTTAAACTCTTATACTATGGCTTTAACAGCACCCGTAGGCGGCACGGTAAACCGCCAAATAGCGCCCGAGGGTAGTTACCCTGCGCGCTGCTATCAGATTATTGATCTCGGTACAACCGAACAAGGGGGAAATTTCCCCGGCAAAAAGCGTAAAGTTCAGTTCCTATTCGAGCTGCCAACCGAAAAGGCAATTTTCGACGAAAGCAAAGGCGAACAACCGTATTACGTTCGCAGCATTTACACGCTATCCATGAATGAAAAAGCGCTACTACGCCGCGACCTTTCGGCATGGCTCGGTAAAAAAATAACCGACGAACAAGCGGCAAAGCTCGATATATTCGCGATGCTAGGTAAAACATGCATGGTTAATATAGCGCACGTAACGAAAGGCGAAAACACCTACGCCAATATTATTAGCTTTGCGCCGCTCATGAAAGGCTACGACTGCCCGCCTGCGGTTAACGAGGGCTTTACCTATACGCCTACTGAACATAACCCCGAAACTTTTGCGAAGCTACCCGAATTTTTACAGGATAAAATAAAGGAAAGCGACGAATACAAAGCGACGCTAAACAAGCCTAAAGCAAAGGCAACTCCGCCGCAGAATATAGAACCTATTGACGGCGAGGACGAAGACGATATTTTCGGAATTAAAGCGGCTAACGACCTGCCGTGGGACTAAATAATTAAGGGGCGGTTATTCGCCGCCCCTATTGACCAAACTATAAACAAAGCACATGACACTTACAAAGGTACAAATTCCGATTGAAAAAATATACGCCGCGATAAATTCGCCCGACGTATTAAACGCGCAAGCTACCATAGATAAATTTTCTAAAAAAATAAATAGCCCTATTAGCTGCGGTACGCCTATTTTAATAGCTTTTGATATTGATAATAAGCAAACTTATGAGGCTGTGAACGCCGCTGTTAAGCAAGTAAGCGACGCCGTTAAGCTAATCGAAAGCGCACGTAAGGACGTAACCACGCCGCTAGATAACTTCAAAAAAGAGCTAATGAAGCTGGAGCGCGAAAGCACCGCGCCGCTAATTGAATTTATTGATAGCGCTAAAAATCGAATGTTAGAATACCATGAACGCCTCGAAGCTGAACAAGCCGCAGCCGAAGCTAAACTAAAAGCCGAAGCCGAAGCGAGCCTAAAGCAAGCGCAAAGCGTAGGCGATATTATGGCGAATTTTACCGACCGCCTATTCGCTACGACGGTTGAGAATAACCAAACGAAAAACGTGCGCACTACCATTAAGGCGCGTATTAACGGCGAGGTTGACTGGGTAAAAGTATTAGGGCTTTTATTCGCTTCAGGTGAATTAGAGCCTAACGAGCTAATTAAAAACTTACCGCGGGCAATGAAAGCGCAAGGCGTCGATGCTATCGCTGGCATTGAATTATACGAACATAAAACTCAAATAATCAAATAAACATGGAAACAACAAGACCCACAGTTTCAATTAAAAACCATTTGCAAACTAGAACCTATAAATTTACGCCGTTAACGCATAACGAAATATGCGAGCGCATTGAAGCCGCCCGTAAGCGCCATAATTTAAACAAGGCTCAATTTAGCCGAATGTTAGGCTATACGGCATGCGTAGTAAATAAATGGAATAGAGGAAACGGCATTAATTCGAAATCATATATACGCATTATGGAGCTTATTAAAAAGCTAGACGAAGCGCCTAAACAAACAGAAATTAAGTTTATGCCAAAGCCTATCGAAAAACCTAGCTACGGCGTATTAACGCTCGAAGCCGCTATTAAAATGGTTAAGGACGCGGGGTATAAGGTAAGCAAGCGCGTAGAAACATGGGAGGAGATTTAATGACCCGCGAGCAATACATTAAGCACCCCGCAACGAGCGCAAGCCGTATCAAACGTTTCTATACGGGCGATATAAGTTACGCCCAAACGGCGCTCGATGCGGGCGCGGCGTTCCATTACCAGCTCTTAGAACAACCTTTCGTTAATATGCCGCCGCCCGTGCAAAACGTTTACACCGCTATTAACGAGCTGCCATTATTAGCGCAACTGTTTATAAACTCAGAAAAGGAATATATTAAACTCGGTAGCGTTAACGTGGACGGCGTCGAGCGCGAAGCTAAAGGCATGTTTGATTTGTGCTGGCTAAGCGAGGGTATTATAGCAGATGTTAAAACAACGAGCGCGGGTACAATACAAGCCTTTGCGCACGATATGATTAAACACCTTAACCACGTTCAGGCGGTTTGGTATTCGTCGCTAATGGGCTTCGACCCTGCGCTATTCTTTTACATAGGCATACCGCCAAAGGTGAAGCAAACTGGGCGCTTTACCGACCTTTATTTATACCGCCACAAGCCCGAAGAAATTGAACACGCGAAACAATTAATTTCTAAATACTTTCAGAGCTTATGAATTACGCAATGTTACAAAACCGTATTGAGCGTTTAATCGAGGCGCTAAACCTAAACCCTAATAACCCGCATGTAAGCGAAGCCCTAGAGCGCGAAAAAGGCGATTTTAGACACGCCTACGAAACAGGATATACCGACGCAGAAACACGGTTAAACCCGAATTTAAGCGCAAAGCGAATGAGCCTAATTGAATTTAACGAGTATTATGGCAAAGACTAACGACGTAAGCGAATTAAACGAGCTAATAGGGCTTAAAGCCGAACACGTTAAACCGTACCTCTATGCGCTAGGTTTTGAGTATTTCGAATGCAACTATAAATACCGCAAAATATTTAACGACTATAAACGCAATCGCTGTTTAGTAGTGGATTTATTCGAAGACAAAAGCGACCGTATAGAACAATTTAAGCTAATAACTAACCGCCTTTACACTAGATGAAACGAGCGCCACGCGAAAGCGATATATACCACGAGCTATCTAAATTCATGCGCCTAAAATACCCTACGTTAATTTGGCGGTTCGACTTTAGCGCCGGAACGAAAATGAGCATCGGGCAAGCGCGGGTACATAAGGGCTTAAACCCGCACCGCGGCTACCCTGACTTATTTATTTGCCGCCCGTCGAACGGTTACGCGGGGCTATTTATCGAGATTAAACAGCAAGGCGTTAAGGTTGCTAAATTAGACGGGTCGCCGTTGGCTAACGAACACCTAGCCGAACAAGCGCAAATAATCGACCAGCTGAAGCGCGAGGGCTATTACGCTACGTTCGCCTGCGGGTTAATGGAATGCATTGAAATAATTGAAAAGTACTTACGATAAACACCAAACACAAAAACACATGAACACAAGACAAACACAACTATTCGAGCCAAAAATCGAAATAAAAAAAGTTAATTCAGTTATAGGCTCAGGCTACGAGGTAAAAGTAGCCGAACTCGCTTTATTAGACGGAGTAGCATATCGAGCCGCAAGAAAGAATATGCAAAAGAACTCAGCTATTATTTGTGAGATTGACGGTAATTTTGCGGGCTTTTTTACTTACGAGGTTAACCACGTTGTAAAAGAGTTTTGCTTGCTTCAGTCGGCAATGTATCCCGAGTATAAAGATAAAACCATTTATTCGATGATGGTTTCTGAAATCATTAAACAAAATACCGATAACTATGTAATGATAATGACGGTATCTAAAAAGCATGATTTAGAAAATCCAAAAGTTTTTACGGCTTTAGGCTTTAAGGTTAATTTAGAAAAGTCTGATTTCGTTTATATGTATTACGGTCAACCTGAACAAGTGCGTATAAAAAAACTTTGCCATATGGCTATGACTAATTTATGGCAATCAACTAGCGGCGAATGGTTAAAGATTAAAAGAGAATGGAACGAAAAAATTGAGCTTGCAGGTTTAAAGCATAAAATACCTAATCCAAAGTTTGCAAGCCGCGAGGGTTGCTGGCAGGGTAGCAGCGGAATGAGTAACGTAGTTTTGTCTAAACAGGTCGTTAAAGACGACGAAATTATAACTGATAAAGGCAAAGACCTTAACGGTAACGCAAGCGTATTAGACCCTGCATTGTGTGAAATAATAGTTAAAATGTTTATGCCAAAAAATGGAGTAAGGGTATATAATCCGTTTGGCGGCGGCGTTCAAATGGGTTTCGTAGCTGGGGGGTGCGGATATGAATATTTAGCCTCTGAAATTAGACAAAACCAATGCGACGCTAATAATGCCATTTGTCAAGATTTTTATAATGTTAAATGGGTAAAATCAGATAGTTCAAAATACTTACCTAAAAACCCTGAAAAATTTGATTTAATATTTTCTTGCCCGCCATATTATAAAGTAGAAAAATATATTGATTACGACGGCAAATCGCCAAACGGAGAATTAAACACTTTGCCAACCTACGAGGAATTTAGAGATTTACTTTTCGAGGGTTATAAAAAAGCTATTTCAGTAATGAATGATAATACATTTTTTGTTGTAATGACGGGAGATAGTAGAGATGCAAAAGGCGGTTATTATGGATGCGAAGCCGAACACGAATTATTTTTTAAAAGTCAAGGGCTGCATATTTATAATAGGATAGTTTATTTAGAAAGTGAATTTACGCGTCGTGCAACGGCTAAGAAAACATTAAATTCTAGAAAGTATCCGAAATGCGAACAAAAAGTATATGCGTTTTTTAAAGGCGAACCTAATAAAATTAAAGACTTATTTCCAAACGTTGGGCGCTTATAATGAAAACTTATTCTAATGTAATTTCATTAACTAAAAATGCGCGCGGTATTTATTCAATAGACCCTACGGCTGGCTGTTCTTCAGGAACCAAAAACAATAAGCTAGGATGTTATAATGATTGTTACGCCGCGCGCATTGCTAAAATTTACGGCTATAATTTTAGCAAAACAGTTATAAAGAATTTTACAAGCCAAAAGCATTTACATAAAATCAAAAGAGAAATAAATAAAATTAATATGCCTTTTATTCGTATGGGTACAATGGGCGACCCGTCCGAAGACTGGGAGCATACTATATCGATATGCGAAAAGCTGCAAAATAATATCCAGTTAGATATGTTTAAAGATGATAGTCGAAAAGAAATAGTTATAATAACTAAACATTGGGCTGTTTTAAGTTACGAACAACTTAAAAGAATATCAAAACTAAAAATATGTATTAATACTTCCGTTTCTGCAATAGACGAAAAAAGACAACTAGATTTATGTTTAAACGAATACGAACGAATTAAACCCTATTGTAAATCAATTTTAAGGTTAGTTTCATTCGATTTTAACACTAATTCAAATGAAGGTAAAATATATTCAGAAATACAGGCGCAAATTTTTAGTAAGTATGAAGTTTTGGATACGGTTTTTAGAAGCTCTAAAAATAACCAGCTAGTAAAAAACGGCATAATAAATATCCATAAAACAAAATTTTTAGGTAAAAAAACATATGTATCAAAGTTTAATAAAAAAACCTATTTTGGTAATTGTAAAAACTGTTTGGAAATGTGCGGAGTAAATATGTAAATTTTGTATCTTTAAGCGTTCAGAGGTCAGAGCCTGAATTAGTGTAAAACATTCTAAGCCCTTTGGGGGCTGCGAGGCGAAGTTTAACAACCGAGCCGCTCTGACCGCAGCCATCAAAGGGCAATTTTTTTAACATGAATAAACGCGATACCTGCATATTTTACCGCTCCATGTTTGAAGCTATACGAAAGCTGCCAAAGGAAACACAAGCGGAAATTTACGACGCTATATTTAGCTATTCGCTGGATTTTGAAGTTAAGGAATTAAGCGGTATTTCAGAAACGGTATGGCTATTAATCGAGCCTGTATTAACGAAAGGAAACACTAACTATATAAACGGAAGCAAACCCAAAGCGAAGCGAAACGGAAGCGAAAACGAAGCGAATTTGAAGCGAATTAAAAGCGAACCCGAAGCCTATAAGGATAAGGATAAGGATAAGGATAAAGAGAAATATAATGATAACGCTTACGCGAACTTTAAAAAGTGGGGCGCTAAAGATTTAATCGAAAGCATGAAGCCATTTAAGGATATTTTTAACCGCGAAATGCTAAACGCCTTTTATGAATACTGGAGCGAACCAATGCCAAACGGTAAGATACGGTTAACCGCCCAAACAGCTTGGGACACTAAACGCAGGCTTAGTACATGGAATAAACGCGACGCCTCTAAACAACCGCAAACCGCGCCAACGCTTACGCGAGCCTCGAGGGGCGTTAAAATGGAATAAAAAAAGTAAATTATTTTTGTTTAGGTATTGCGTATTCAAAATAAGTTTATACATTTGCAGAGTTAAACATTCAAACACTTACACAATGACAACTAAATTAGAAACAAACGAATTTTATAGAGTTAATTCTTACTACTGGCAAGGTATAGTTTACATTGTTTTAGAAACAAAAGATAACAAAAGCCTATGCCAAATAAAAGGTAGCAACTCATCACCAAAATGGATTAAAACAAATCAGCTTTCTAAAGATTTTAAAGATTTTAGAAATTCCTAAAAAAACCGGGCGGCTAACAACCGCCCAAATTTTTACAGCATGAAACCGCTCCCGAAAATAGAACAAGCATTAATTTATATTTCGCTATTAAACGACGATACATGGCGCGAAATTATCCCGCAGCTATCTGAACACCACTTTAAGGACGAACTAGCGTTAAAATGCTTTAAAACGATAAAAAACATAATATCAGATAACAAGCAGCCCACGTTAATAACGTTAGCGCAATTCGGGCGCGTCGAGAAAACATTTACAGGCTCAGACCTTTCAGCTATTACCAGCTGGGGCGATGAATTTTATTTTAACCAGCCCGTTAACGATTATATCGCTATTCTAAAGGACGAACATATTAAGCGCCAAATTAACTCAGTTATGGTCGAAGCATCGTTAGAGTTTAGCGGCTTACGCGGCGGCGCTCAAACCGCAGCCGAAATAATTAAACGCCTTAACACTTTACTCGAGGACGGAAGCCCCAACGAGAATATGCTCGACACTTTAACCCTAGCGCACGAAGAACGGCAAGCCTATTACCGCCGCGCCGAACTGCATTTAAGCGGTAAAACAAGCGGGTTAAATACAGGGTTAAGCGCGTTAAATAGATTTACGGGCGGCTTTCACCCCGAGCTAATTATACTAGCAGGTCGCCCGTCGATGGGTAAAACAGCGCTTGCATTATACCACGCCTGCAATTTCAACGAGCCGGGTATATACTTCAACCTCGAAATGAATAAGAGCCAGCTATGCCAGCGCCTAATATTGCAGCATTCGAGCGAAAGGATTAACAGCGCACGCCTACGCGACGGCAATTTAACGCAGCCCGAATTACATGCCTTTGAAACTACGATAGGCACGGTAGAAAATTTGCCCGTTCTTATTTACGACAAACCGCGATGCGGCGTACATGAAGCAATAAGAGTTATGCGCCGCGAAGCCCGCAAAGGAAATTGTAAATGGGTTATAATCGACTATTTGCAGTTAATGACGATAGAGGGCTTCAGGGGTGGTAATCGCGAGGCTGAAGTAGCCGAAATAAGCCGCACGTTAAAAGCTGCGCAAAAGGAGCTTAATATTCCGATTATAGCCCTTGCGCAGCTATCGCGTCAAGTAGAACAGCGAGCGGATAAACGACCGATACTTTCGGACTTGCGCGAGAGCGGGTCAATAGAACAGGACGCCGACACGGTTATATTTATTTACCGCCCCGAATACTACGCGCTAAACGACGAATTAGGAAACCCGTATAGCTCCGACGTTTTTTACCTATTCGAGAAACACCGTCAAGGCTCGACGGGTGAAGTACGGTTTAAGCATAATAGCACTATAACCAGCTTTAGCGATATTGCAACGAGCGGCGGCAGCACCTTTACGCCTATGCCTATAAACACTAAATTTGATGAAGAACTAACGCCGTTTTAACATGGAAGTAAAAACGTTTATAATGATGGCATTTATAATAATAGTTACCGCCCTTGTTTGGGCTTACATAATTGATAAGCACCATAACGACAAAGGCGGAGCATAACGGTATCGGGCTTGGCGAAGAAGCCGAAACGAAAAGTTAAATCGAAGTACAAAACTTAAAAATTAGAACAATATGTCAAATGAAGAACAAAACGGCTTTTTTGCCAAACCCGTGTTAGCAGTAGTGCCATTTCTCGAATTAAAACAAAACTTCTGGGAGGAGTTATAAAACCCGATAAAATCAAATGAAAAATTGCAAAGTAGAACCAATGGTGAAGCACAGTAACCAAGTTCACACAACAACCGATTACTTTCTATTTAAACCAATAGAAGGCAACAGAAACTTAAACCTTTTGCACCTTAACCGACTGCGAAAGTCAATGTCTGAAAAGTATTTATTTACCACAATTTTGGTAAATGAAAACTATGAAATCATTGATGGACAGCACCGCTTTGAAGTTATCAGAGTACTTGGACTGCCATTGCATTACATTATTTGTGAAAACTACGGATTGCCGGAAGTACAAATTTTAAATCAAAATTCAAAAACTTGGAATTCAGATGACTATCTTGAAGGCTATTGCAAACTTGGTTACAATGAATATTTAAAATATAGGCAATTTAAAGAAACTTATGATTTCGGTCATAGTGAATGCCAAATGTTATTAACCGGAGTACAGCAAGGTAGTGGTAAAAGAGCAAGTAATGCATCAACATTTTTTTCAGGTGAATTTAAAATATTGGATTATGATAATGCGTGTTCTATTGCAGATAAAATTCTTCTTATATCACCATATTATGAAGGCATCAAAAGAAAAACTTTTATTGTTGCAATGGTTCAATTATTAAAAAATCCAAATTTTGAATTTACTGAATTTTTACAAAGATTGAAACTACAACCTACTGCTTTAATTGATTGTGTAAATAATTATCAATATATTTCATTAATTGAGGAAATATACAACTATCGCAGGCGTGAAAAGGTTAATCTTAGGTACTAAAATTATGGTGGTTTGTCAGTCGGCTTCCGGGTCGGCTGGCATTACTGCTAACGGTTCTCGGCTTTGTGCAGGTGGGGCATTAAAGCACGAAATTTTCAACCCACCACTAAACTTAATTAAAAGAACAAATGATGAATATAGCAGATAACACCCACTTGCACAAAACCGATGTTATGCCCCGTTATTATTATCAAGACGGGTCAGAGGTTAAAGAAAATGATATTGTGTTTTACTCCGAAGATGGAGGCGACCATAAGTTTCATTATGCTGATAGTATTGGAATAATTGTCAAACGTGAAAAAGACTTGAAAATGAAAGCATACGTGATTACAATGGACGATGCTAAAACATTTCAAGACTATGAAGAACCTGAACACAATATGGTTTCTTTGAAATACTGCTGTGAAAATTTCTATCCGTGGAATAAGAATTTGCCAAATACGCTGCAACATTTTACAAAGATTGGAGAATATCCAAAAGACGAAAATATGTTGTCCGCTGAATTTGCTATGGAACGGTATGTCTATAATGGGGCATAACTACCTAACAGCCGCTAATTAATCGCGCATAACATGACAACCGAACAACGCATAATTGAATACATGACAAACTACGAGCCGCAGCCCGTAGCGATTAAAGACGGCGAAAAAACCTATTTTAACGCCCTTACAACACATCAAAGTTATTCGATATACCTAACTAGCGCCAAACGAAATACAAGTGTTTATAGAGCCTATTTACGCCTTTGTTTCGACTGGCTTAAAACGCTTAAAAAAAACGGCGTTGAATTGTGTTACATAATCAAAAATTAACTATATTTGCAGCGATGCAACCGAAGAAAAAGGATAACCGAGGCGGCGCACGCAAAGGCGCGGGGGCTAAACCGCTTTACAACGAGCCTACGGTTAATATAACCTTTCGCGTACCTGTTTCGCACCGCGCTACGATACGGCGCATGGTTTACGATTATATGGACGGCGTTAAGGTAGCTAAAGTAAAACACGACCCTGAGTATGGATGCTAAACTATTAACGATACCCTGCGCAATAGAAGCCGTTTCAACGCGCCGCGATAAGACCATTAAAATAACCATAGGCACGCAGGAGCTAACGCCTGAACAAACGACCGCGCTGTTTAACCAATGGACGGGCGGCGTTGGCGTTATGGCGTTTAAAGGCGAACAATTTAACTATAACGACGAAGCGCTAATAAACAACCTAAAGCTAGACGCCGCAGAGCTCGGAAGTAAGACACCGAGCCAGCGCCTACGCTCCGTACTTTACGTGCTATTCACCCACGCCCCCGAGGGGCATAAGGAGTTTAGCACATTTTACGAGGCAACCATAGAGCGCTTTATAGATATGGCAAAGAAACGAATAGACACTTATAGCTTATGATTATCGACGAACAAGTAAAAGCAACGCATAAGCGCACCCGCACGGGATTTATGCTAAACGTTAGAGCCGAGCACGTAGGCGCTCAACCTATCTATGTAGGCTACGTACACGACGCTGGCAGCCACTTCGAATACCCTATCGCGCTTTGGCATGAAGACCTAAAGAAATACGATAACCCCGAGCTTAAAAAGCTGTTACCCGAAAACGTGCGCTATTGTTTAGGAACTATCGAAACCAACGAAGACCGCCAAGGCAACGAGGTTAAGCTAGTACGCGTATTCATAACGGGCAAAACAAAGGGCTTAACCGAGCTTGCGATATACCCCGAAGACCTTAAAACACTAAAGCGCGACGGGCAACACTATTGCAGCGCTATAAACGAATTACAATTTATTGATTAACTTTGTAAGTATGCCACTATTCCAAGGCGATAGCCAAACCGTTATAAGCATGAACATTCGTAAGCTAATCGACGAGGGCTACACCCCGCAGCAAGCCGCCGCGATAGCATACGCCGAAGCTGAAAAGTATAAACAAAAGCGAGGGAAGCGATGAAAAAGAAGTTAGGACGCCCTACCGATTATAAACCCGAATACGACGAACGCGCCTTTAACCTTGCGTTATTAGGGCTTAACGACGTGCAAATGGCGGCGGCGTTCGATATATGCGAGGCAACGTTTAATAATTGGAAAAAAGACCAGCCCACATTTTTAGAGTCGTTAACGCGTGGAAAAGAGGACGCCGACGCTAAAGTAGCGCGTTCGATGTACGAGCGTGCGTTAGGCGTTACGATAGTTGAAGAGGCGGTAACAAAGGACGGCGATATAGTAAAGCTACGTAAACAGCTACCCTCAGACACCGCAGCGGCTAAACATTGGCTAGCGAACAGGCAACGCGGGCGCTGGAGTAATAACGGCGAAAGTACGATAACTACAACCGAGCCGCTCGTTATTATTCGCACCGAACCGAGCCAACCGAATGAATGAGCTACCGATTAACCGAACGGCAAACGATAGCCTACGATTTAGCATTAAGCGGCGATAAGCGCGTAATAGTATTCGG